TTGTCAGCATCTTTGCCGTGATCCCATTTGCGCGGCTGATACTCATCCATTGCGGCCATGCCGTGCCGCAGCGCCTCATCAAAGGTCACGTCATCGACAAGGTGCTTGTTGGCAATGTCTTGCACGACACGGCCCGCCATCATGTTGGCGTTGTCGTCTTTATAGATTTCGATTAGCTGCCTGGCGTAGTCCTTATCCCCAACAATCTCATCTTTCAGGATCTGCCAGCATCTGTTTACAAGTGGGCGAATAACGCACTTGTCGTAGAAAACCTTGCAGATCGGGCGCGATTCTGGGTTGGAATGATGGAAATAATGCTTTTCCGTCGCCCAGTTGGGCAGAATTGTGAAGGACATAGAAAAACCCCAAGACAATCACCTTGTCTTGAGGCTTAACACGCCTTGTCGTATATCGACAAGGCCTAATATTGTTTTTTATTAACTAGCCAGTTTTGACTGGTCTACATATCGGACGCCCATAAGATCTGGCCGGCGTATCACAGATATGACAGGGCAGGCCCATTTTAACTTTATGTTTTCACCATTGTTAAAACCTTCAGCCGAATTTGCGTACATTGTGTAAACGTTGCCAGGCTGTGGGTAAAGCAAGCCCCACATCAATTCATTAGTCTCCGTAAGCGCATAACAGGGGTGCTGGATGCACTCTTTTGACACTTCGCCTCGTATGGCCGGCCCATAGTCAATAACTTCAAGCTGACCGTCCCACATCTCAAAGTGCCACGGTTTCTCTGGGCCAAGCTGAGCGCGGATACAGGCTGTGTCCTTTGCATAATACTGATTGATATAAACCACCTTATCGTCGGCGCTTTCATAATCGAGATAGGGCTGTTGGTTGTCGTTCAACCGCCAATCCGCAAGCAGCTTGATAGGCTTTGTAGCAAACATGATTTCTTCAGGAAGACAGTCCAAAATCTTGGCGTAGTCTTCCGCATCTCGCAGGGTGATGTTGGTATGGCCATTAACCTGACGCGACAAGTTCTCAGGCGTGATGCCCTTCAAAGCCGCTACCTCGCGCTTGGTCATGTTCGCAGCGCGGATCATATGTTCAAGGTTGTTCTGCATTAGTAACATGGTAAATACCCTGTCGCTCAATGATAAGATAAATCATCAATAAGCTACCTTGTCATCAAACGTCAAGCACGTTAATGTCTGCTGCATGACTTTAGATGAATGGCGAAATGAACAGGGTTGGTCGAAATCGCTGCTGGCGCGTCAGCTTGGTGTGCCACAGACCATCACTGTCACGCGCTGGTGCCACCCCCTCGATGATCCGAGGCGGTCTGTGCCAAACCCAGATTATATGCAGCGCATCATCAACCTGACTGGCGGGAAGGTCACGCCTAACGACTTCTTCCCAATGCAGGCCGATGGGTAAGGCGTCACGCGATAAAGGCTACAGGGCCGAGAACAGCATCCGCAAGAAGCTGGAAGCTAACGGCCTGGATTGCTACCGCGTCCCGCTGTCAGGCGGTGCCGCCATCAAAAACGACCTGGTGATCCGCAAGGGTGACCCGCTGCCAGTTGACCAGTGGGAGCTAGAGGTCAAGTGCCGCGCCAACGGCTTCAAGCAGATCTATGACTGGATGGAAGGCGCTGATGCGCTGGTGCTGAAGGCTGACCGCAAGCCTGAGCTGGTGGTGCTTGACCTAGATGACTTCTGTCTGCTGCTGCGAGGCCAGGATGGCTAGAGGGTTCAGCACCATGCTGGCGCGGAAGATCCGCATCTCAACGGTGCCAGGGGAGTGGCGTGAGGTGCTGGAGTGCGAACACTGCGATGCCCAGGGCGAGTGCGAGGTCGAGATCGCTGTGCCTGATTATATGCGCGGCGGTGACCTTACCACCGGTCATGGCCAATGTCCTGTTTGTGAGGGCCGGGGCTATGTAGAGCTGCCAGAAGATGAAGATGAAAATGAGCAGGCCGGCAAAATGGCCTACGGAAACTTGGTGATTGATAAAGAGGCAAGCGATGGTTGAGCCATACAAGCTGCCAGACGGAAATGTTCAGATCAGCTTTAGTGGCGGTCGGACGAGTGCTTTCATGCTGCATCAAATTCTTGAAGCAAACGGTGATCTTCCCGACCGGGTACAAGTGCTGTTTTCCAATACCGGAAAAGAGATGGAAGAAACGCTTTCCTTTGTAAATGAGTGCAGTGTGAGATGGGGCGTACCGATTACCTGGCTTGAATATGACTACGCCGGTGACGCGCAAAAACGCGATGGATATCCCACATTCAATGTCGTGAACCATAACAGCGCCAGTAGAAACGGAGAGCCGTTTTTGCGTGTCCTGGAACACCGGCAGTTTCCACCAAATCTGCGATCACGTTTTTGTAGTTCAGAGCTAAAGGTTCGGACGATGAAGCGTTATCTCAAACATAAAGGTTGGAGAGATTGGCACGCGGCTGTCGGCATACGAGGCGACGAGGCTCAGCGCGTAAACTACAAAAACAAGGAATGTGGTGACCTTTGGTATCCACTGGTGCAGGCCCACGTCACCAAAAGGCACGTCTCCGATTTTTGGCAAAGCCAGCCCTTTGACCTTCAGTTACTAAATGTCGGCGGTAAGACACCGCACGGCAACTGCGATATGTGCTTCCTCAAATCAGAAGCCACGCTGGCTGCTATCATGCGCGATATGCCTGAGCGTGCAGACTGGTGGATCGACATCGAGCGCCGGTTCGGAAAGAGGTTCCGGCACAAAGGCACTTTCGCTGAGTTGCGGGATTTCGTGGATGCACAACAAGATTGGCTGTTCAGCGATGAAGGCAATCTATGCCAGGCCGATGGCGGCGACTGCACTGGTTGGAGCTGATTACGATGACCAGGGATGAGGCGCTGGCAGATGCAGATCGTGAGATCAGCCGTCTCATCGTGGAAGGGCGCGGCCTGTTCTACATAGCCGAGCTGTACGGCGTGCCAGTTCGGCGCCATCAGTCTAGGCATTTCCCAAGCATCGACAGCAAGCATCTCATGTTGCCGGAGTATCTACAGGGACAGCCGGGGACGCTGACGCTGGACTATCTGAGAGAGCAACTAGCAGACCTGGTGATGAGCATTGAAGCAACAAGACAGCAGGACAAACCAGTGCGCCGCCTGCGGCCACATTCATTGGATCAAGGAAGGGACGTGGGTCTTGCTGGCCAGCGGCCACTTCATCTGCGCCAGAGAGCAATGCCACTTAGCGATCAGAGGGCAGCAGGATGATAGAGCAAGGCGATGGAACGATGGACAAGCGCGAGAAGCTGGGACAGTGCGTCAACTGTAGTTGTGCGCTGATGCAGCCTGACCAGTGCCATATCTGCGGCCTGCGATTCGGAACGCAAGCCCGCGCCACAGCTATATATGGCGTTGTTAATGACCCTAACCAAAGGCCATCACCAAAGCCATCTAAGAACCAAAAATCTTGATTAAAAAAAGCGCTATCGAGAGCGCGTAAGCAGGGAGATTGCTTAAGCCATGATTTTATCGAGGCCCGAAAATCCGTCAAGCGAAAAGTTGCAAAGGCAACGAGTTCAACAACTTATAGGCCGCGTAGCGAAAAGAGCGAAACACCCTTATCGCACTGCCGTCGATAAACGGAAGAAGAATGAGTTCCTGGTCAGGCAGCAAAAAGTCTTTGCCTCACTGCAGGAAATGCACAGCCTCGACCGCTACAAGCAGATTCGGAAAGCCTACTGGCATATGGGGCCGTTCCAACAGCGCAAGTTTGTCGATCACTGGGAGACATATTTCTATGAACGTAGAACAGCTACACGACCTGTTTCTCCAGGCAGCAGAGACTGACAGAAGGTTGCCGCCGGCAACCCGCAAGCAAAAGCTCAGCTCATGGCCAGACTACCCGCTAGACTGGCACGGCTACGGCTGGACACAGATCGGGCCAACAAGACTGCACCCGACCTCAAAGCAGATCAGTGACTTCGATGAGGCCATGCGGCTCACAAGCCTCATGCCAGAAGACGACCGTCGCCTGGTCTGGGCTGTAGCGCACAGCGCTGCCTTCAGGGCCAGAGGGCCAGCATGGAAGAAGCTGGCGATCATGCTAGGGCTGCACGATCCGCGTATCGTCAAGCGCAACTATCGGCACGCTCTCATTGAGCTGCATTACAAGCTCGGTTGATCTTTTTCGATAAGGTGGTTGCAAGTGTCTCCAAATCTGGTATCGTTCCTGTAGACTGCAACCATATGTGGTTGCGCAACCCTTCCTCAGCTTCCGACAATAGGCTAAATCGGTTTGCCTTGGTGCCGGTGGCTGGGGATTCATTGCAAAGGTAGATCATGCGTAAGTACCAGCCAGCACAAGTTGATTGGCAGGCTATACAAGCGCGAATTGAAGCTGGTGAAGGCTTTACAAGCGTTGCTAAGGACTACGAGATCACGCGCCAGGCCATACAGAAGCGCTGCAAGCGAGAGGGATGGCTGAAAGGCAAAGACCGGACAATGGCCGTCAGGCGTGAGCGGTTCAAGCGCAACCAAGCGCTGCAACCAAGTGCAACCATGCAACCTGAGACGCAACCGCAACCGGTTGCAGTAGCGCAACCATCAGCCTTCGTTGTCGATCAGGCAGACAAGCGTGGCGCAGCCCTTGAGCTGCTTAGAGATGGGGTGCCAAGGAAGCACGCGGCACAAAGCGTCGGCATTGGCGAAAGCACGCTGCTTCGCTGGATCAATGAAGACGATGGATTTGGTGCTGAGGTACGCGCAGCAGAAAGCGCTGCTGTCGCTCTCAGGGTGCGCCGGATCGGCCAGGCTGGTGAACGCGACTGGCGGGCTGATAGCTGGTATCTTGAACGAACTCAAAGGGATAGCTTTGGCAGCGACAGCTCAAAAGGCGGCGCTGTTAACGTCCAGATCAACATCGAGCGCGGTGGTTCTGAGACAGTTTTGAGACAGGCGGACATCGTAGATTAGCGCAAACCCTTGCTGAGCCTGCGTTACAGCGCAGACGACCTCCTGCTTACGAGGCATTTCTGACAAGGTGGCCCCCTGGGCCTGACCCCACCGGGCCGGCTTGCGCGGCGACGTATGCGATATGTGAACACGCGCGTCGGCATAAAAATCAAAGGTTTCAGGTTGCATGGCAGAGCAAGGATTAGCCCGCCAGATGATGGCGCAGCGGTTGATGACAGATTTGCGCGACGATCCGTTCAGCGGCAGTCGGTTCTTCAATGCTGGTTCCACGCCGTCTGACTTCATGTCGCCTGACGATGCGATGATGGCTGGCCCGCAGGGCGTTGAGAGTGACCCTAGCGTGTTCAGTCGCATTGGCAGTGCGCTTGTAGGCGATACGGACGTTGATAGTGGCTACATCTTGCCGATTGGGACTACGCCTGAAGGTGACCTGGTGCCGGCGTTCCCCAAGCTGGTTCAGGGTGCTGCAGCGGGGGTTAGGGACGCTGCAAGGACTGCTGGCAGGGCGCTCAGCGGTGACCCGCGTTACATACCGGTCAACGGTCAGTTGCCGCCTGCGGTCATTGATGAGATCAACAACTTTGGTCTTTCGGTGATGGGTGGCGGGATGACTGGCGCTAATTTGCTGCGCGGGTCAATCCCAGAGGGTTCTATCGGCATTTTTGCCGGCAAGAGTGCAAAGACGTTCCCTGTGGCCAACAAAGCCCAGGAAGCGATTGACCAAATAGTGGCAAATCAGAGCCGCTTGATGAACGAATATCAGTACGTCACCAACGAGCTGACTAAGGGTCGCATGGTTTTGGGTGATGAGCTGACTGACCAGTTCAATGCCCGCAGGGCTGCGCTGATGGATCAGATGGATACCAACAGCCTGGAGCTTGGTCGTTTGCAAGACGAAAGCGTACAAAGAATTGATGAAATTTTCGCTGACGCGCCTGCTGGCGATGCTCTAGCTGATCGGCCTGGTCGGGGAGCGTTTTTCCAAACAGAACGCGAGTTTGGCAAGGGTATTTTCAAGCTGCCAGACAATCAGTATCGGTTTGAAATTGACGATTCTAATGCGACTGTGCAGATCCCAGGGTTTGCTGATGACGTGAAAATTTCTGACTTGGCGGCAGGCCCGGACGGCGATCAGGTTCTTACCGTCAATGAGGACTTTGCTAAGTCAATTCTATCAGTTCCAGGCTTTCAGCCAAAGCTATTGAAGATTGGCGACCTTTTCGATCACCCGGAACTGTATGAGGCTTACCCGCAGCTTCGTGACTACAGAGTGGTGTTTTTCGATGATCCGAAACGTAGCGCCCTTGGCTTCTTCAAAGAGGATCAAAAGCAAATCGGTGTGAACATTGCCTCGCTGATACGCTCAGGGCGCGGCGAGGCGGCGACAGCCGGCGAGTTTAAGGACAAGGTGGCTGATATCCTCGTCCATGAGCTGCAGCACGCAGTTCAAGGCATCGAGGGCTTTGCCAGAGGCGCAAACGTACAGTTGGCCCCGGCCATACGAGAAAAGGCCATCAAAGAGCATGAGGCAGTGTTCGCAAGAACAGCGCCGGCTGCTGATCGTTACAATCAGCTTAGTGCTGAGCTGTCGGACTATTCGACAGCGAGTGCTATCAAGCGCTATGAGAATATGTCAATGCGTGACAGCTTCCAGCCGCGGATGCTGTTTAATTCTGCCGACTTTTACAAGTATGGCGACCGTATCAGGCGGGAGCTGTCTGACGAGCTTGGCTACACTTACAATAAGCGAAAAAGTGTGCAGCGTGAGCGGTGGATTGCTGCTGCTTTTGCAAAAATGGCTGAATACACAAAAGAGGAGTCTGCTGCCGCTACTGCGCTGGCTGAGAACCTGACGGCAAAGGATATAGACCGGCGTATTCGTCAGATTGGCCGTGGCATGGATAAGACCAGGGGCGATCTTCTGGACTTCCGCAACGCAGGCCGTGCATTGGAAGGTCTTACGCAGGACGTTGGTCTGCCGCCAAACACCACGTTTCGTCTCGGATCTGGCAACTACCAGGTCTATCTCAACTCTTTGGGTGAGGTTGAGGCGAGAATGGTTCAGGCGCGGCGCGGGACAACCTACAAAGACAACTTTATGGGGATTGGCCAGCCAGAACAGTTCGACAGGTCTATATTCCCACCTGACCAGACTTATGAAGGCCAGATGTCTAGCCCGCCGCCTATGGGACTGCGTAACACCTTTGTCTACGACATAGACGATCTGCGTGACATGATCTGATGCCTAAAACCATCAAGATCGACTATGACCCGCAGCCAAAGCAGGCATTGCTTCACAAGTGTCGTGCCAAGCAGATTTTGTTTGGCGGCGCTGCTGGTGGCGGCAAGAGCCATGCGGGGCGTTATGACCTGATTGGCTTTTGTCTGGAGAACCCAGGCTTGCAGGCGTTTATTTTCAGGCGGTCACTTCCTGAGCTGGATGCCAACCATATACAGCCGTTGAAGCGTGAGCTGCCGCGAGAGCTTGGCAACTACAATGAGACGCGCAAGCGCTATGAGTTCTTCAATGGCAGTTCAATCCAGTTCCAGTATCTGGAGCGGGACAGCGATTGTGACCGTATTCAGGGAACTGAGATACATATAGCACTGGTTGATGAGGCCGGTCAGATGACGCCTTATCAGTTGGGTTACATCAAATCGAGGATGCGTCTGGGCAACTTCCAGCCCAAGCAGGAGGGCTTTTTGCCCCGGCTGGTGATGACGGCCAACCCTGGTGGTCAGAGCCACAATTATTTGAAGGCGCTGTATATCGACCCGGCACCGGCAGAGCAGTATTTCTACGATCACACGATGCGTGATCCGAATGATCCGTCTGACAAGGGCTGGGTGACGATGTATATCCCGGCCAAGATGGCTGACAACAAGTATATCGACCCTTCATATGCCTCTAGCTTCTCGGCACTGCCTGATGAGCTGGCCAGAGCGTTGCGTGAAGGCGACTGGGATCTGGTTGTTGGTTCGTTCTTTGGCGACATCTGGCAGCGTGATCTTCATGTTGTCAGGCCGTTTGAGATACCGGATCACTGGACTAAGTTCCGCAGCTTTGACTGGGGTTCTGCCTCGCCGTTTAGCGTTGGCTGGTGGGCAGTAGCTGATGACCATGAGTATTTCCCTGATGGGGCGTTGATACGCTATCGGGAGTGGTATGGGGCTGCTGGGCCTAATCGCGGTCTGAGAATGACTGCTGAGGAGGTTGGCGCTGGCATCCGCAGCCGTGAGGCTGGTGAGCGCATAGATTTTGGCGTTGGTGATCCGAGCATCTGGAAGTTTGACGGCGGGCCGTCGATTGGTGAGCGGCTGTCAAAGATGGGCATCCGCTTCAGGCGTGCTGACAATGCCAGGGTATCTGGCTGGGATCAGGTGCGTCAGCGTCTGATTGGTGATGATGGTATCCCAATGCTTTTTGTTTTCAGCGACTGTGTGGACACAATCCGCACGTTGCCAGTGCTTACGCACGACAAGCACAGGATTGAGGACATTGACACGACTCAGGAAGATCATGCGGCGGATGACATTCGTTACGCTTGCATGGCGAGGCCGTTTCAGCGGCGCATACCTGAATTGGAAGAAGACCCTTGGCGACCGCCTACCATCGAGGAAATGATGGATGGTCTGGAGCGTGCGTCTAAGCCGTCAGGCTGGAGAATGTAATGGCTGAATCCTACGCATATGACCGTGAGCCTAAAGGCAAAGGGGATCGTGCGCGTTACTGGAACGACCAGATCCGGCGGGCGCGTGGCTTTGAGGAGACGTGGCGCAACCGTTGCTATGAGATCATTGATCGTTATCGGGACGACAATCCTGATCGCATGATGCGCGATACGCGCATGAACATCTTCTATAGTAACGTGGATACGTTGAAGTCGGCTCTGTACTTTAAGACGCCGCGTCCCAAAGTACGGCGCCGTTTTCGTGACAATGACCCTGTGGGCCGCACTGTGGCGACTGTGCTGGAGCGTGGGCTGCAATACCAGCTCGATGTCTACAACTTTGACATGGCTGTTCGGCGGGCGATTGAGGACTATTTGATCGTTGGTCGCGGTGTTCTGCGGGTTACCTATGAGCCGGTGGTGGTCGAGGGTGATCCTGAGATGATCCCGGTGCGCCAGCAGCCAATCACTGGCATCGGTGAGGTTGCGCCAGGCCAGATCGGTGATGTGCCGATCGGTAGCGCGTTTGTAGACGCTGAAGGCAACCAGGTAGACGCTGGCATGGTCATGCAAGGCCCGATGGGGCCGTATGTGCTGGGTGAGCCGGTCGAATATGTCGGTGAACAGTCAATCCGGTGCGAATATGTGCATTGGGAAGACTTTGTAATGTCGCCGGCGCGTGGCTGGCCTGATGTAACGTGGATTGGCTTCCGTCACCTTATGACCAGGCAGGAACTAGTCGATTATTACGGCCCAAAAGGCGAAATGATCCCGCTGAGCTATCGCGGCGATGAGGGTGACGCCTACGAGGACAACAAGCAGCCGGATCGGGCTGAAATATACGAGATTTGGGACAAGCGGTCAGGCAAACAAATCTTTATTGCTGCCGACTATGATGAGTTGCTTGAGGAGTTCGATGATCCGTACAATCTGGACGGTTTCTGGCCTATTCCAGAGCCTCTGTATGCCGTATCGACCACCGATACAACGCTTCCTGTCCCTGAGATCCTGACCTATGAAGATCAGCTCTATGAGCTTGATCTGATTACGCAGCGCATTGCCAATCTGACAGAAGCGCTGAAGCGGCGCGGTGTATATGACGCATCGTTCCAGGAGCTGCAGCGTCTGGCGGGTGCATCGGACAATGAGTTTGTGCCGGTGGACAATATGGCCATGCTGCAGGCTGGTGGTGGTCTTGCCAATGTGATGCAGGAAGCGCCGCTTGATAATCTTATCAAGGCTCTGGCGCAGCTCTACCAGTCGCGTCAGATCGTGATTCAGACGATCTATGAGATCACTGGCATTTCGGACATTATGCGCGGCTCTAGCGCCAGCCGTGAGACGGCGACAGCCCAGCGTATTAAGGGTCAGTTTGGTGCGATGCGCCTTGTCAACCGGCAGCGCTGCATCGAGATGTTCCTTGACCAGATTCTGGAGCTGAAGGCCGAGCTGATGGTCGAGAACCTGGAGCCTGAGCTGCTTTCGCGCATTACAGGCGTCCCGGTATCGCCAGAGGCGGTTGCATTGATGCGTGATGAGCGTCTGCGTAGCTACCGCATCAGCATCGACACTGACGAAAGCCAGGCTGTAGACAGCGCGATTGAACAGCAGCGGCGCACAGAGTTTTTGACAGCGACAGTGCAGTTCCTGCAGGCGATTGGCCCGATGGTCAGCTCTGGTGCCATTGGCTTTGAGCAAGCCAAGCAGATGCTGCTGTTTGCTGCTAGGGCGTTCCCTGGTGCGCGTGATCTCGAGGACACGCTTGAGGCGATCCAGCCCCCGCAGGGCAGGCCCAACCCGGCTGATAAGCTGGTTGAGGTTGAAGCTGCCAAGGTTCAGGCGCAGGCCGACCAGGCTGCTGCTGATGCCCAGGTGAAGGTGGCACGTCTGCAGCTCGATCAGCAAAAGGCGGCGCAGGATGCCCAGTTTAAGCAGCAGAAGCTGGAGATTGATGCCGCCAAGGTGGTGACGCAATGAAGAACATCGAGGCTGTCGGCATGATGACCTGGCTCATGGGCCAGAGCGAACAGCACTGCAACTGGACTGTTGATGACATTCACCGGCTTATCTTGCCGCCTGTTGCTTTGCAGCAGTTCAGAATCTGGCAAGTCGAGCATCAGCCGGTCGGCTTTGTCACTTGGGGCTTGTTCAATGAGGAGATTGAGCAGGGCTATGTTAAGCGAACCAGAAAGTTGCAGCCTGATGATTGGAACGCAGGCGACCGTCTCTGGGTCGTTGATTTCATAGCGCCTTGGGGCGGCGTCGGCCAAATGGTGCGCGAGGGCAGGGAGCATCTGCGTTCTGTGCTTGGCAAAGGGATTGAGTGCAGGGGCTTCAGATCAAGAAAGGGCAAGCAATGCTTCGGTCTTACCTGATTGAAAACCGCATCTGCTACGACGGCGACGGCGGCGGTAGTAGCGGCGGCAACGGCGGCGGCAACAATGACAGCTCATCTGGCGGCGGTGACGCATCTTTCCGCGACAATGAGCGCCCCGGCTTGGTTTCGCAGGATCGTCCGGTAGGCGGTACGACCAACGTCAGGCAAGCCTCGCCTGCGCCTGACAGTGACAACGAGCCAGATCCGATTGTCGATATTGTAAGCATGGGACTTGGGCAACAAGTCATCCCTACAGATGTGCGTATTGGGGATGAAATAGAGATGAACCGTTTCGTTGACCAGCTTGATCTG